GCAGCACACCGACGGCATGGAAGCGGCCCTGGGGGGAGGCAACGGTGAGGCCATCGCCGAGGGCACCTCTGAAGCCCGCGAAGTTGTTCGAAGCCACCGGATCATCAGGCGTGTTGCCGTCAAACCACGGCACCAGTCGGGTGGCATTGGGGTCACTGCCAACCACGGCAGCAGCGCCGAAGCCGCTGCTCACCAGGCGGAAGAAGCCGAGCAGGACGGGACCCATCAGCAGCCAGTTGGTCGATGGTGACCGGTCCCAGCCACCGGCATGGCTGAAGAAAAAGATGTTGTTGGCAGGGGCATCCCGGGTCACGGTCGGATTGCTGCTGCCTGCAGAGGACTGAACCATGCCTCCGTAGACCAAGGGGGTGGGCGTTGTGCCGCTGCTGTACTCGAAGCGCTGCCCCGCACCCAGCTGGACGCCGAGCGCGCTGCCACCGGTGCGGTTGGAGACGATCGCGAAGCTGTGCCCCACCAGCTCCCAGCCACCGGAGGTGCTGAGGCCGGCATAGCCAAACGCACTGCCCAGGGGCCCGGCGGTGCCGGTGAGGCGGGCATTGCCGATCACATACAGGGCGCGGAAGAGGAAGGAACCGCCAACAACAAAGATTCCGTCGACATTGGCGCCGCTGCCCGTGTTGATCCTGCTCAGTGCACACATGGCGCCGAGCGCTACGTTCTGCACCGTCAGATCCTTGGCTGCAGTGATGAAAGACTGCAGGCGTGGCCCGGCCGCAAGAGTATTCTTTGCGCCATTGGGGTGACGCAAACAGGCGGCACTCAGCACGTTGTTATACACATTGTCAAAGGTCTGCCCTGCTCTCCATGTGTCGATGGTTTCACCGTTGGAGGACGGGACTGCCAGCTCGTGGTAGCCAGCTGGGATAGCAGAAGAGAGCAGTGACTGATGAATATCCCAGACAACGCAGTTGCGGATGATGATCGACTCTTGCGAGCTGATCTCACAGGGCCTTGAAGACTGACTCCAGTTGCTGTTTTGTGCACTCCAGTTAATGCGCAAGTATGTCGGGAAGATGAAGTGCTTGGTGATGTCATAGCGGTTGGCCGGGTCGATCACGTTGTTGAAGAACCCTGCGCCGGCATCGCTTTCCAGGGGATACAGAACTCCGGTGTCATCAGCTCGCCAACCCTCGATCACTGTGATGGTGTTGAAGTTGACGTTTTTGTCCAGGCAGAGGCCCGGCAGGCAGCGATAGGTGACGGTCGTGAGCGGCGAGTAGAGCGTCGAGGCGTACTCAGCGGCAAAGGCGAGGGATTTGGCGGCGCTGTCCTTACTGGTCGGAGGTGTGGCCAGCAAGCCGTTCAACGTCGTGGTGCGATCGGTGAGGTTGCCTTGGCCGTTGACCGGATCGATGTAGATGACGACCTGATCGATGGAGGCACTGATGAAGCGCCGATCAGCGACGATGCGGTTGAACCCCTCCAGGGTCAGCAGCTTGTCGGGCAGCAGGCCGGCATCGTTCGCCGCGGCCTGGCGGACCGTCTGGATGTCCTCGAAGGTGGCGAGTTGACCGAGACCATATGCCTCGGTGGTCGCCTTGATCGCATCACCGCCTTCGATGTCCGAAACGCCGCCTAGGTCCAGCGTGCCTGTGACGGTCAGGTTGTCGATCGATAGATTGCGCAGCGACGTGGGTGGATCGGCGTCACCGCCGCCGAGATCGCCCAGCACCACGGCCTCGCCGGTGTCGATGCTCTCCAGGCCGCGCGGCGTGACCAGGAAGCCGTCCTCATTGGAGCCACTGGGCACCACGCGACCACCGGCCACGTTGGTGAAGTAGTAAGAGAACTTGTTGAACTCACCCAGCTCCTGCTGCGCAGAGGGCAGCGCCTTGCTGTAGTTGAGGAAGCCGCCCCACTCCCATGTGTGGTTGCTGAGCCGGATCGTGGAGGGTCGGCGGAACTCGATGGCCCAGTTCGCCCGACCCGTCGCAGCGCCGCCAGAGGGGGCCGTGGGGAAGTCGGTGGCGGAGGCAGGATCCAGCAGGCGGGAGGCCTCCGCCCGGGGCACCAGCGCCGCATGAGCCGCCGCGTCACTGAACCCAAGGGCACGGAGGAACGCATAGGCGCCGAGGTAGTCGGTGCTGCTGCGGTACTGATCCCGCACAGGACCGGACGCGGTGTAAGCCGTGGACCAGTTGACCCCGCACGTGGTGGTGCCGTCGTTCGCGTCGGTGTCGGTGTCGATCACCAGTCGGAGCGCTTCGTTGTCCGTCGAATCCTCCGGGTTGTAGTCGGAGGGCATGTGAACGTAGATCTCGGCCCACAACGCCGGGTCAGGGTTGCTGCCGCTGCTGGTCTGATCGTTTAGCGCGTACCAGTGCTTCCCTGCGTGCCTGACGATGGTGTTCCGCCGATAGAACACGCCGCTCGCGTAGGTGGTCGTTGGCGCGCCGCGACGCAGCGTGATCGATGCCGTGCGAGTGACACCGACGCCAGCCGTGGGGCCAGGCCCGGTCTGAGTGACCAGCAGCACCTCAGCGCCACCGGCAGCCAGTACGCGACCGATGCCACCGCCCGCCACGTCGGGCGCGGTCTGCAGCACGAAGTTCCTGAGGGGCCGGCGGCAGCTGGTGGTATTCGAGATCTCCAGCGTGACGCGCCGCTGCGCCGTGGAGCGGTTGTCGATGACCCGACGGATGTAGACGCGTTTCCCGACCGCTCGGCTGATGCTCTCAACGACGGGCACCGGTGCGTTGGTGCCGGCCTCGGACAGTGCGGCGGTGATGTTGATCGCCGTGGGGGCTGCACTGCTCCATGCGGAACCGGTGAGCTGCGCGCGCCAGTCGGGGCCACTGGGGTTCTCGACCCAGATGTAGGTGCCAGATGGCAGGCTGAATCCCTCGGCCGCAAGCACGATCGGGTTCGTGGTGGAGCCCTCGGCGGGGTCCAGCGCATCAGCCAGGGTGATGGCAGAGCCGCTGACGGCAGCGACACGCCCGAGGCTGATCTGGCGAATGTTGCCGCTGCGCTGCCCCAGGTCGAGCGGCACACGCAGGCTGGAGACTGCCCAGCTCCGATCCTGCGGGAATGCCGCGGTTTTGTAGCCGGTGGCGATGGCTGTGCAGCCGCCGAACGAGAAGTTGCCGTTGCTGCTGGTGATCTCGGCGCCGAGATCGGCGATGCACTTCGCGCCTTGGCCGATGCCGAACACGCTCACGTCCTGAACGAACGCGTCGTTGATCGCCAGCAGATGCACCGAGCGCCGCGTGGGCCGCATGCGGGTGTCGTCTGGATCTGCCGCGATGAGCGCCGCATAGTTCGCCGGCTGGACCCATGCCGTACCGTTGTAGACCTCCCAGCAGGTCAGATCGCGCTGGAGGGACACGCCGGTGAATTGGGCGGTCACCGCCGATTTCAGGCCGCCGAGCGCTGCGCCATTGATGAACAGGCCGCCCAGGCCCCAGTCGCTGCGGAGCGACATGTTGAACGGGTAGGGACTGGCGCCTGAGGTGGTGTCCCATGCCTCAGCGGGTGAGCCTTCGATCGGCCCGACCACCTCCCACTCGCTGCGCCTGGTGGCGGTCAGCGCTTCGGCCAGGTCAGCGCCTTCGCCCAGTGCCTCGTAGGCCCTGGCATAGAAGGTGTCCAGCTGCGCCTCAGATGTGTTGACGCCGATCCCGTAGAGCAGGTGGTGCGAACGGTTGACGCCCAAGGCATCCCTGAAAGTCCACCCGTTGGCGTGCATGCCGGGGGTGATGCGGATGATCGGGCAGATGTTGCTGTAGTCGCTGGCGATGTCGGCACCGGCCGGCACCCATGCCGGCTCAAACACGCACTTCCGCAGGTCGGCGCCAGGGATGGAACAGCCGCGCGGGAAAATCAAGCCGCCGGTGCCGTCCGGGTTGAACCGGATCATCTCCTGCCAAGTTGGCACCTTGCCCGAGGCCCACTCACTGATGGCCACCGCTGCGCCATCGTTGCCGGGGTGGTTGTAGATGATGTGCCGCCCTGGCGACGGCTTGATGATCACGCAGTCACGATGTGCGCGCGGATCGGTGAACGTGTACCAGCTCTTGCTGGTGATGATCACCGCTTCGAGCACCGCACGGTTCAGCGTGCGAAATGGTCGGTGCTCGCTGTAGCCGCACACCAGGCGCTGCTCAGTGATCCGGCGGAGCTTCTGTTCGATCCGCTCCTCATCGGTGCCGGTGATCTCGTGCGAGTTGTAGTCACCGGCGACGAACGTATCCTCGCCGATGTCTGGGTTCACGTAGAGCGTGAACGGTGCCGTCAGCGGATCGGCGGGCTCAGTGCTTCCGGCGGCGATCCTGGGGTTTCCAACTACCTGACGGACGGCATCAACGAGCCAGCCAATCTGCGCCGCAAAGTTGGCCGCTGATGTGGTCTGATTGGCAAGCGAACCAGTCTCACTGGCTTTCTTCAGCCTGCCCATGAATAGATTCCACGTCCTCTACCCTCAGGCTATGCAGGGCGCTCAGTCGTACTGAGTGTCTGCCGCGCCACCGTCGATGATGCTGATGTTCAGCGGCTGGTTGGGCGGCACCGGGTTGGTGGAGTCAGCGCCTGAGGTGTAACGGATCCGGCCGGTAGCGATGAACTCAGCCGACAACGTGATGGCCTCGCGTGGTTTCACATTCAGTGATGTCTTGCCCAGTAGGATCTGCGTTTCGTAGTAGAGCTGCCGGGCCACCACCGGCGCATCAGCGGTGCCGTGCAGGATGTTGCCATCAGCCAGCAGAAAACGCGCGGTCGCCTCGCGGCCCTTGCCGGTGAGCAGCACCAGCTTCAGCATCACCTCAGCGGCCTGTTCCTCCAGTCCGTAGGTATTCGAGACGTCCGCCGTGAAGCTGCCGGCGCCACGGATCAAGCCTTTGATGCCCTCGCCGAACTCCTCGCCGATCGCCGTGCTGTCCAGGTTGGTGGCGTCAGTCTCAAACACCCATCCGGTCAGGTCACACTGGCGCCGCCAGCCGCGGGCATCAGCCGTGGTTCCAGCGCTGGCGATCACCGCCGGCAGCGGGATCAGATCCTCCAGCGGCTGCTCACCGTCAGCCAGTGCCCGACCGGCGACTGTGGCGGCCGCCGCGGCCAGCGCATCGCGGTAGGCGTTGGCGCCATCCTCGATGGCGATCACCATGCTGCCGAAGTCCACGGGTTCCAGGTCGATCCGTTCGTCTCCGTCGTTGTTGACAGCTGAGATCTCATCACGAAAAAACGTGCAGCGGTCCAGCTCATCACGATGCAGCCAGACAGCAACCTGCGGCGTGAACCCAACCGTGGCCGGCGTCTCGTAGAACGAGTCAGCCATGTTCGCCGGGTAGAACTGCGCCGCCATGGTGCTGCAGTGATCCCGTGACGGGCCAAGGGGCAGGCCGCCGCCCGGATAGATCGCATGGCCGCCAGGGCAGTTCGCGTAGCCGGTGTTGGTGATGTCCAGCGGCACGCCAAGCGGGCTGGAGAGAATCACCCGATCACCAGACCAGAAGCCTGGTTCCGTGATCTCCAGCCGCAGTAGCGCCGCCTGGGTAAGCCGCTCGTCGCTGACCACTGCAGGCGTGGGCCACTCGCGGCTGAGCGTGACGGTGCCGCCGGAGCCGTTGATCGTCACGTCAGAACTCGCCGGTGAGGCCGCCGCTGACGTTCATACTGATTTGGGAAGCCATGAGCTCGCCGACTGGCACGGGAAGACTCATCGATGTGATGAC